ATCTTTATCATCAAGTGTTAACACTTGTAAGACTACATTAGCATCTGAAATTTTTGCAAAGTGTGCCATAATTTATTGATAGAGATACCTTATGATCACTATTCCTGAACCTCCTGATCCTGTACTTGGATGCCCTCCAGCACCACCGCCACCAGTATTTGTCGATCCACTAATTTGAGGTCCGCCCTCTGGACTTGGCGCATATCCACCCCCTGATCCACAAGGAGATTTACCTCCACCAGTACCACCAGCACCACCAGCATAACCTACATCACTTCCTGAAATAGTATTAGGCGCACCAGCACCTCCTCTGCCTGTTACTGCGGGGGGTCCTTCACCGCATGCACCTACTTCGGTAGCACCTCCTCCGCCACCAGCGGCATTAAATACTCCTGCGGCTCCTTTACCATCTCCTCCATCATTTCCTTGAGGGGGACTTACTGGAGGAGTATTACCTGAACCACCAGCCAGAGGAGGAAGGTGTGTTGCGGCTGGGCCGCCACCTCCAGAACCTCCAGGCCTGCCGTCAGTTGGAGAATGTGCTCCTCCACCTCCGCCACCTGTAGAAGTTATAGTTGAAAATACCGAATTTGATCCATCGTTACCACTTTGTTTAGGACTTGGCCCACCAGCACCGCCAGCGCCTACTGTAATTGGATAACCTGTTGCTGCAACTGGTAAAGCACTTCCACGTAAAGGACTTGGGCCATAACCTGTTGATCTATATCCTCCAGCACCGCCGCCTCCAGCTGTACTATCCCACTTTCCGCCGCCGCCACCACCAGCAACTACTAAATAATCTACTGATTCTGAACCAGCAGCATTACCTACTGAGCAAACGGTAAAAGTACCTGGGCTTGTAAATTTATGAATTTTATAATTTCCGCAAGTAGTTACAGCATTTCCCCCTGTAGCCACTATGAATTCAGCACCTTTACCACCAGCCCCAAATCCTAAGACTTGATAACCAAAACTTTTTGTTTTTGGTTTTTTATTTTTTCGATTTCGTCTTGGTGAAGTTATTCCAAAAGGGTTTTCAAAATCTTCCATGTCTACTCCTAAGCGTCGTTAGCCAAGTCTGTAGTGAAGAATAATCTTAATCCTAATACTCTTGCGTCAGCACTAAAAGTATCACTACCATCGGCTGCATCTCTATATAGTTGAAAATATGTTTGTTCGCCGTCACCAGCATTTGAAATTGTTACCGCGCCACTTTCAGAAGTAATCTGTTGATCTTCTACTGTTCCTATTCCAGCGTCTGTAACTTCAACACCAGTTCCATAAGCAACATCGATAGTATCACTATCCCCACAAGATACTCCTTGTAATCCAAAAATACAGTCTCCTGTGTTCGTACTACCAGGTGTCCAATAAACTTGATATGTTACTGTGCCTGCATTCCAAGATTTAGGAAAAGCAACTGAAAATTGTGCATATTCAGCTGTACTTGCATCAAAATCTAAAACTTTCATATCCGGTCTTGTTGCTGTTGTTTCTACTTGTTGTGCATCAGCTCCATTAGTTGTTGCTCCATACATAGCAGAAGCTGGAACCCACATTGTTTCTTTACCAGCAATTTTAATTGCGCTGCTATTATCACCAGCGTCTGTAGCTTTAGCTACCCCTGTTCCATTTGGAGCGATTGAAATATCTCCATTAGCTGCGTCTGTTATTGTAATAGTTCCTGAACTTGAACCTTCGTTTGTAGATAAAATTAAATCGTGAGCACCTTTGGAACTAATAGTAGCATTAGCGGAAGATGTGCCTACCGTAATAACTCCACTGCCAGCAGGTTTTAATTGAAGATTAACATTAGTTTCCCCATTTGCTGCAATAATTGGACCTGCTGTTCCAGTTGCGGCATTCGTTATTTTAACTTCATTGACCGCGGAACTCGCGACACCAAAAGTTATTAATTCATTCGCATTACTATCAGCAATATATTGACCATCAGTAAAACTAATAGCAACATCTTTTGATGCATCAATAATATCTGTTCCGTTGTGATAACAGAAAGTTGTTACTGGTGCGCTTGATTTATTTTGAGGAAGAGCTCTTAAAACTACTCCTGTTTGAGAAGTAACTTTAAAAGTTAATGAATAACTAGATCCACTTCTATTTGTTTTATCAACAACTAAATAACCTTTTTCGATATTAGCTGCTGGTGAACCTGCTTGTGCTGGAACGTTAACAACTCTATTACCTGCTAAAGTTCCTGTAAATTCTAAAATATAATTTCTTGCGTTGGAGCTTGATCCACTTGACATAGCAAGTGTAACATCAGCTGATGCCACATCAATAGAGATATAGCCCCATGTTTCAGCAATTAAATCTAAATTGGTATTAGTTTTTGTACCCCATGTACCGGCATTTTCACCTGTTGCCTGTAATTCGATACCTAAATTATTATATGTCGAAGCCATTTATTTTTTTCCTTATGGTGTATCAACATCACTATACGTGACATTTGAACCGGTTGCAACACTTGAATACGATAAATTAGATCCCGTGTCAATATCCGAAAAGGCTATTATTCCACCTCCACTAGCAGTGGTTAAATCAGCTACAGAAGCTGTCGCAGAGACTCCAGTAAGTCCCATAACCATCTCAGTTGGAGAAATTGATCCCACACTTGCAGTTGAAGAAACGCCAGATAATCCAACAGCCATTTCTGTTGGAGAAATTGATCCAACACTTGCTGTCGCAGAAACTCCCGTAACATCAATTAATTCAACAGAAGCAACTGTAATATCTCCCGTAGCAGTAGTAGCTTCCACTCCAGTTAAAGTGTAAGCCATTATATGATTGAGGGATCCAACAGAAGCAGTTACAGACTGTCCACTTAATCCTTGAAGATGATCAGCACCATTATTAATTGATAAAGATCCTAGTGAAGCAGTAGCGCTTACCCCAGTTGGGGTTTGTGTAGATGAATAATTAATATTAGGGCTTCCAACAGAAGCTGTTGCTGAAACCCCTGTAAGTCCAACAACATCGGCAGGCGTAATGCTTCCTACTGAAGCAGTAACTGATAATCCTGTTGGTTTTTCGGTTGCACCTTCGACATCACCCCAACTATTTTCACCCCAGTCTAAAGTACCCCAACCAGGATATCTGACAACTACAACACTTCCTACAGAAGTAGTAGCTGAAAGTCCTGTAAGGACAGCAGTAGGTGAATCACCATAAGCTTGAGAACCCCATTCAAGGCGTCCCCATCCGGTTTTAATAGTAGTAGCGTCGTTCCACCCGGCTTGGCCCCAGGTTAATCGTCCCCATCCTGAAGAAACATCGGGCATAAGGAAATCCTCCTTACGCTATTCTTAGGATAGCATCCGAAGCGTCAGCTGTTGGAAATTGAATTGTGAAAGTTCCGCTAGAAACTGTTTTATCTCCACCAAATGCAACTGCACAAACTGCATCAGTTGTTCCAGTGCCTGTGCCAGTTGTGGTGTTATAAATTAAACATGCGTTAGCGGTAAATGAAGCACTCGTCCATGATACATCAGAAAAATCACAATACGCTGTAGTTCCGCTTGAAGTTGGAGTAACGCTTGTAAGCGCTTTTCCTCCAGCTGTATAAGCTGTTCCGGATGTATTTGTAATTTCATTACCCGTTGCATAATCTGTTGTTGATGCTCCTAGAGTTGCTGAACTTGTATACAATGCAATCTTAAATGTGTCACCAGTAGAAGCTGTGAAATTGTGTTTACCTTCCAAAAGTTCTACTTTAAAACTTGTACACACTGCTGATGTATTTGCCATAATTTACTCCTAATTTATTGAGGCGGAGATTCGATTGGTATACGAACTGTTCCATCCGTATAATCGTCTCTTCGTCTACGTCCTATTTGCATTGCTGCAAATTTCTCTATCTCCTGTTTATACTTGTTTTCATAAAGTGTCAACATATCCATTGGGCCTTTTAAGTACCCATAGGTTTCAGCTAAACAACAATATAATAGCCCTTGCGGGAAGTTTAAACTAATAAAATTAGTGCCTGATCCCTCTAATATTGATTGTACTATATTATAGTGAATTTGAAATGAAAAAGTGGCTGAAGGAGTCGGAGCCACCATAAAACGGCCAGATGTCGTATCTGAAAGGCCTGTTGCTCCTCCGAACATGGCATAGTATTTAGGAGTGCCTTTAGAAGTGTTATCGGGTTTATATTCATTTAAAAATGTCTGATCTCTTTTCAAGAGCCATGTGTTATCTCCTGTAATTGTACCGTCAGTTGCGGTATAAACTTGAATTCCTCTAATAAATAAACAACCTGCAGGACAATTATAAGTTTGTTGTCCTACAATTAAAGAAGCACTTTGTTGTTTACGATCTGCATCAATAGGTACATCATACATAATTCTTTGTTGGGCATTTAAAATAATGTTTTCTAATACAGCATCAGTTAGAACGGTATCACTAACTTCCGTATAGTTCTTTATCATTGTTTTTAATGTTACTGCGCTTATTCCTGACATTATCCTATCTCCTTACAATTTTGACAACTAAGAGTATAACTACTGTGATTCCAACAGTGTTTTTTATTTAAAAGTTTACTTATTAAAATTTTTATTTTTCTTATCATATTCTAGTAAAATTGTTTAATGGGCTTATTACACAGTTAAAGCCGCCTCCTGTGTCTGTTGTACTGGCTGCTGACGGCAAAGTCAACGTAAAGCTATTATACTCACTAACAGTGCCTGTCCCTGCATAAGTAGGTGTAGTTTCTATTCTAGAAGCAAT